TTTTTACAAGAACAAACGTTGGAAAATAGAGTATTTTCCAAAGAAGTGATTTTTCTTTTTTAGAAAACCCGTTAGCGTAATAGGTAATATATTTATTTATAAAAAAATTGATGGTAAATCGAAAGCATTTTTTTATGTAAATCGGACCAAGTTTGGTGAGAACTCGACTTGTGTTCACCCTCCCAGTGGTTTTTACCGCAGGAGTCGTTGATTGTTCATTTAGTTTACGGGCATTAACAGAGAGAACCAGAACTGATTTTTATCGGTTTCTTGGTAATCTTTGTATTTTGCTGCTGATAATATTCTCTCAGCAACGTAGGCTACTTGCGTCAACGGGAGACATTTGTCTTCGGCCCTAAGTGTTCCCTTAGGTTCAGTTTTCCGGTGTACTATAAACACTGGACGGGTAATGAAAAATTATGATGGAACTAACTATCCCAAAGTCTGGACGCAGATTAGTAAGAGAAATTGATTGTATTTTATTCAGACCCCGCCAATTACCCTAAAAAAATGCGAAATAAACACTCGTCTAGTTTTTCCAATGGGTACGTTGTGTAATAACGGCGATAAGGTTTATAATTAAAAAATGTGTAAAACACTCATTAAAAAATAAGTATATTTTATGACTTTTCATAAATTTTAGATAAATCATATAACTATAAATAGAAGATAGCGACGAAATTCATGATGAAGAAGGTTATGGAATAAGACTTGGTATGCTGAAAGAATTCAAATCAGGAAACATTTTTTACAAGAACAAACGTTGGAAAATAGACTATTTTCCAAAGAAGTGATTTTTCTTTTTAGAAAACCCGTTAGCGTAATAGGTAAATAATTTTATTTATAAAAAATTGATGGTAAATCGGAACAAAATTTTTATGTAATTAGGGATGGATTCATCCATCCCCCTTCTGGATTGATCGGTTAGTCATTCGGAAGATGGTATTTTAAATCAAACGATAATATTAGGTGTCCATGCCTTAAAATAACCCCAGCCTGTTTCCCGCAACGGCTGGCCCCCCCCAGCAACAAGCTCAGTTTTAATCATTTTAACTGATTTTACTAGAATTTCACTATAACTTTCAGAATTGGAATTTAAAGATGTGAATTTTCGGAAGTGAATTTTCAGAAAAGAATAATGATGAAGAACAGAGATGAATTCGCTTGCGCCAACGTTCGACCTACTGATTCAATGACATTCATTGAGTACGGAGGTAGTCCCGCAAGTTATAAATTAAAAAAAGTGTAAAACACGCATTAAAAAATACATAGAATTTATATAAAACTAAAAATCACGTTGTGAGTTATAGTTATATGATTTATATCTATATATATTATATGAGAAAAGTAATAAGTTTTTGTGTATGGGGCGATAGTCATATATATAATTACGGCCTTTATGAAAACGCGCTATTATTGGAATCTATATTTCCAGATTGGATAATGTATGTATATTACACGAAAACCGCGAACAAAGAAGTCATCAAAACACTGAAACGCATGAAGAATGTAGAATGCGAATACGTGAATGTCCCGAACCATTACAAGAACACAATGTTGCGATTTCTGGCGGGGTTCGACATTCAAAACGATATCGTCATATTTCGCGATGCGGACTCCCGATTAATGAAACGGGATTATTATTTAGTGGAAGATTGGTTGAATAACAGTGATAAAGATGTTCATATAATACGGGACCATCCGGCGAACAAGTCGCGAATATTAGCGGGTCTTTGGGGCGTCCGAAACAAACTATTGGCCACCCCAGAACACATCCTCAAATTCTGGGAGTTTTACCAAGCACCAGATATGGAACGCTGGAGTCTAGACGAGTTGTATTTATCCAAGTATATATATCCTCTTGTAAAAGACAGGACGCGGATTCACGCATCTTATAATAGATACGAAAAATGGGCGACCGATATGCCGAGAACCGTTATAATAAATGGGAAAAAGATAGATTTTCCATCAAGAAAAATAGGTTTTTGCGGAATGACAATAACTCACCTCCCGAACGCCTCCAAAAAATTCAATTTAGCAAGAACGAGTTATGTAAAAAAACGCGTGAAATAAATTTACTTAAAATTCTATCCACCGCGCAAACCACACTATTTTTATAAAATTATATTATTTACTGAAAAAAATAAAAATATTTCACCCTCTTACTTTATTCCGAACATTTTTATAAAATTTCACCATAAATCTTGTGTAAAAATACAGTCATTCCGTGTGTGAAATAACAATGCGCGCGACCGCAATCGCACCGCGCGTAGCGGAAACTGTTATTGTATAAATAATATATAATAAATTATTTACTGAAATTTTTTTCGTTGTCTTTTTTTATACAATTCAACTATTTACTGAAAATTTTTTCGTAGTTTGTTTTTGATAAACACTCCAAACAATTTTATAAAAATCTACAATAATTCTTGTGGGAAATACTGTCATTCATACTGGAAAATAACAACACGCGCAGTCGCAATCGCCACACGCGTAGTGTAAACCGCATTTTTGTTTATTTTTTGTTATTACTCAAAAAAATTCTGCGATTTTATATACTGTTTATATACTTTACTGAAAAAATTTTCATTAGCGTATTTTATACTATAAAACAGCTACTGAAAATTTTTTCAAACTCGCAAATTATACTGTAAAAAAAATCCCAAAAATATAATTCCCCTCCCCTCTTACTTTATCCCGATAATTTTATAAAATTATACAATATATTCTCGTAAAATAATGTAAAAATATTATTATTTTACAATTACTTAAAAAAATCTGCGTTTTATCATATAATTCAACAATTCACTTAAAAAAATTTCTACATATCATTTTTCATAAACACTCTAACCAATAAAATCAAACGGATTCCTTTGTAAAAAATAAGAGAATAATTCAGTGAAAATACAACAGTCGCGGCCGCACTCGCCCTGCGTAGGAAACCGTTTTATATAAAATTCTTTTGTATCTACTTCAAAAAATTCAAAATATATATTCCCCCTCCTTTTATTTTCAGCTGATTCTTTTTGTATAATAAAATATAAGTATACTTATATTAATGTTATTATTTACAATTTATGTAAATGATGAGTATACAGCCAAAAAAATGGAATTAACATGTAAGAAATTAAGTAAGAAATTAAGAAATAAAACAGAAATGAGATGGCAATGGGTAAAAAATGGAAAAAAACTGATTATTGCGTGTGATTTTTATAATTATGATTAATTTTTCTTGAAATATAAAAATAAAACACGTTCCATTATCAGTCTTTTGTGAATTATTTTTACTTAAAAAAATAAAAATAATTTTATTATAGTATTCTTTAAAATTACTCAAAAAAATAAAAATAATTTTATTACAGTATTCTTTTATTTACTGAAAAAAAATGCGAACCCATATTTTGAAAAAACACTCCAACAATTTTATAAAATTACCGAATAATCTTGTGTAAAAAACAGCACGTTTTTTCGGGGAATATACGGGACGCGCGGACCGAGTGCGACTGCGTGAAGCGGAAAGTGTGTTTTTGTGAATTAAACTGAATTTTATTTCTACAAGTGAACCACTTTAATTAACTACTGAATTTTATTTCTACAAGTGGACCTGAATACTTTAATTAACTACTGAATTTTATTTCTACAAGTGAAACTGTATAGTATAATTGATTACTGAATTTTATTTCTACAAGTGAAACTGAATACTTTAATTAACTACTGAATTTTATTTCTACAAGTGAAACTGAATACTTTAACTGAACTTGAAAAAATTTCTACAAGTGAAACTGTATACTTTCTCAAAAATAAAAACCCAATAAAAACATAAAAATTTTTATGAAAATATCCCACATAAAATCAATAAAATCCCCCGCATAAAATTTTTATGAAAATCCCCCGCATAAAATTTTTATGAAAATTCCCAGCATAAAATTTTTATGAAAATCGCATTTCCGATTGCTTTTAAAAACTTGTAAAAGCAATCAGCTTCCATTATCATTTCTACCATTCATAAAAAAGAGATAAATCAATTTATCAAAATCCATCGCCCCCCACCCGCCCTTCAAAAAATTTTCCAACCCCCAATAACTTCCTCCCCCTTTTATTTCTTGCTCGTAATATTTATATCATCCAATTCTGTCTTATTTATTAAAAATATTCCATATATTATGAGCAGTGCCAAACCACCTTTCGTTTTAGTATTTGATGTAGATGGAACACTAATTGATTCAAGAGGTTATCTCAATCATTCAGTAGTTGAACTATTATGTCTCGGAATTATTGCGCGCGAACATGGTATTGTATCTGCTATTTTAATTTTAACTAATAATGTATTTCAACAAACGAATGCTAATGGGACCAAAGGTCATGTTATTGACTGGCTAACAACTACATTAGTTCCAAAAATAATCGATTATATAGTTAATCATCGATATATAGAATTTGGATATCGTAGAACTCAATCTAAAATATTTAATGAAGCATCACAAATAATCAGTGATAAATATCAGAAGTATAGAATGGATAAAAATTTAAATAACAATCCAAATCGCAATTTTAAAAACATTATAAATACTCTGAATAGTCATTCAATGAAAAGACTTTCATATAAAATATTTGATGAGATATTTGATAAAAGAGCAAGAGAAGTATCAAAAATATCCAGAGAAAATAAATCAATACATTCTGTAAGAGCTATGCTTAATAAAGCAGGTAAAAATGTGAGTAATATCGGACAGCGTGTTTTTTTTATAAATGATGATAGAACTCATAGAATTAAAAAAGAAATACATGAGAATCAATATATTCATATTGACCCTGAGTTTAGTTTATCGCAAAATCTAAAAACTCGTATGGGAAATATACAATCCGAAAAAAAACTATCATAACCTTAAATATTTCTAACTCAGAAAAGAATGAATTAATAAAAAATATTGAAGATAAAAATAAACAATTACAATATAATATTCACGAATATTTAAAACAAGAATCAAATAAAATTAATTCTAAGCCAAAAATAACAGAATTAAAAAGAATACTTAAAGATAAAATAAGAGAACAACAGATTAATTCTAATAATTCATAAAAGAATAAATGTAATTTATACTATATAATATAAAAATCTTATATAATATATGCTTCTTCCACTTGAATATCATTCAGATGGTAAATATAAATATTCAACTGCGTTAATGTTTTCATATATAAATATATTCAAGCCAAAAAAAGTTAAATTAGATATAAACAAATTGTCAAAAAATTTATATCATGAATGTTGGGAAAATAATGTGAGGCCAATTGATGTAATAAATGATATGAAAAATAAAAAATATGAAGACGAAGTTAAAAGAATAAAAAAATCCAATACAAGATATTCAATTATTATTGATACAAATAATAATATAATAGATGGGGTTCATCGCTATGTAAAATATATTTTAAATAAAAAAAAAACTATTAATGTCATCATGTTTGATAAAAAAATGATGAAAAAATTTATAATTTCAAAGCAGAATGAAAAAAAAGAATGTCAGATTTGTAATATAATTGAATTGTTTATAAAACGTTTCATAAAATTATAACTTTACAACACTTCATAATTGTTATTTTTTACCAAAATCCACCGCATAAAAATTTTATGAAAACCCCCAACATAAATTTTTTATGAATATCCATATAAATAAATTATATTATATATTATGATTGATTACATAAATATTTTACAACATTCAATTGATACAACAATCAATAAAAATATATTTAAAAATCGCGAAGATTCAATAAAAGCACATATTTATAATTCAAGTTTAGTTAAAATACCTTTATCGATATTTACAAGTAATAAAAAAGTGTATAATTTCAATCCACAAAGACTACAAAAGTCAGCAGTTAAAGCATATCCTTTACAAAATAGACCGCGTGGTAGTCATGATATTAGTAGTGTAAAATATTATCAAAAACAGATTCAACAAAAAAATGAGATTACACCAATATGGATGATACAAAAAAATGATAAATATATATTATTAGATGGAGCGCATCGCATTGTAGCAAGTTATATTGAAAATAAAAATTATATTAAATCATATGTAATACATCTTTGATAAAACATTGCTTCTTCAAAAACTAAAAATGCTTGTCATTCATAAAACCGACACATTTTACCTTCAAAAAATTTTTCCAACCCCCAATAACTTCTCCTCCCCCTTTTATTTCTTGCTCGGTTTTTCCACAAAACAACCAAACAAATTCAAAAAAAATATAAATATTTTGAATTCCAAAAAGTTTTTCTAAAAAACCTTATTATGATAAAAGTTATCAACCGTCGCAAAAAAGGTAGTTTATTTCATTACGCCCATTTTTTGTGTGATTGTTTATTTCCGGAGATTATTAATCAACTCTATTTACATGGCGAGGTCATCCGCGAGAAGTCAATTCATCAAACCATCGGTAATTTTTCCAAAATATATGAAGAGGTTATGGGGACGCGAAACCGCGAACTCTTGAAGGAAGAGTTCGACCAACTGGCGACCCCCCCTCTTATTTATAAGAACAAGGAGGAATACTCGACAATCAG